AAATACTATCTACATCAGGACGTTCTTCTCTATCTACCTTTATCGCAACAAAATATTTATTTAGAATAACTGCTACCTCTTCATCTTCAAATGATTCTTTTTCCATTACATGACACCAATGACAAGTAAACATTTATATCCTCATGAATAGCCAACCGACAAGAATACACATTTACTCTCCCTTTTAGCCTTGTTGAAAGCTTCTTCGCCCCACGCAAACCAGTCCACAGGATTATGAGCGTGTTGAAGCAAATAAGGACTTTTCTCATGTATAAGTCTGTTAGGTTTTCTACTTTGTTTAATAGTTTCTGGTGTAGTCATAAACATCTCTCCTCTTGGTTATATTTTCATATACTTATTATTCGTTAAAGTAATATAAATAATACCAAGAATTTCAACTTATATTAACCCCTTATAGAAAATTTATTTCTAATTTCCCATCTTCTTTACTGAGTCTAGTCCACATTACAGAATCCAATATTGTTTTATATAGTCTATTCTTTTCTTTAATATCCTCATAATTTTCTATATTTTCTAAGAAACTGTTAATAATATGTATTTTTTGTTGATTATTAATTTGGTCTTGGATTTTTACACTTTTATCCAAAACAGCAATATCATCTTCAATTTGTCTGATTTTACTCTCCCATTTACTTTTCCTATTTAGCCATTCATCTCTAGAATAATCACCTACATCGTAAGAGTCATTTACTCTTTCTAAAACCTTACCAAATTTATCTAGTTCCTTGTATTTTAATTGAAGGTTATTCTTTGTAGATTGTAGTTCCTTATCATTTGAATTTTCAAGATTTTCTAATATTTCATCTCTATACTGTATTATTGCATTCCTAATGTTTTCATATAAATCATCAGCCTTTTGTCCTTTATTAATACACTTTTTGCCGTATTCATCGCAATGAGAACATGGTTTTATATATAATTTACCATCTTTTTTTCTATATAAACTCATAGAGTAACCACAAATACTACACTTTAGAATACCACTCAAATCATTTTTGCCCGCCCTTGCTGCGACTGGAACTATTGCTCTTTTACTTATCATGGCTTCTATTTTATTAAACTCAAATTCTGAAATTACTGGTTCATGACAATTTTCAATGATTATCCATTCATTTTTAGGTAATCTTCTAAACTCTTCTGAATCTGTTTTTTTTATTTTATGTCCATCACCCTTTTGCTTATTCGAAACAATCTTCCCTAAATGGGTCTCATCTTTAAGAAGGCGATATACGGTAACATTAGACCATGTTTTGCCTCTTGGAGATGGAATAGATTGTCTGTTTAATTCCCATGCAATTTCATAAGGTGGCACACCTTGAAGTGCTTTATCTACAATATATTTATAAACTTTAAGTTTCTCATCATCAACAACCAATCCTCTTTCATTAAATTTATCCTTATATTTTTCATATACATATGGGAACGGTGGTGAACCATTTGTCCAATTGCCAAGCATTGACCCAACTTTCTTACCTTGTCGTAATCTTTTTGTTATCATTTTATACTCTTGCCTTGCAATTAGTCCTGCAAAATCTGTATACATATCATCACTATCATTACTTAAATCGTATACTTTATTGGGTGTAATAATTAATGTGTTTGATTTCCTAAATATTTTTTTTATTTTATCTTGTTGTCCCATGTCACCACGGCTTAGTCTATCATAATCTACAACTAATACTGCATCAAAAATATCTTCCTCAATATCGTTCAACAGTTTTTGCATTACTGGTCTCATTTCAATGCTGTCCGATGTACCAATTTCTTTAAATTCAACATATTTCCAATCGTTTTTCGTACAAATATCTTTAAGTACAATTTGATGTTTTTGTAAGTCTTCTTCTTCTCCTCTTGATTTACGAAGGTAAATCGCAACGTATCTTATATCATAATCCATAGTTTAATGTACACCTCCATAAGTTTATTTTACCACAAGATACATGACATTATAACGTATTTCGTTTATAATCGTATCTTTATCTTTCTTTATTCTTTTTATGCAACTTTTATATTCTCTTTTAACTTATCTCTCATCGCCAATTCTTCTAATACTACAGCAAAATTTTTCAATGCCTCCTTACTAGGTCTATTATTTATTACAACTACCACAAAATCACTCCCTTCCTTATAAATTTTTAGACGACAAAAAAGACTAAGCAAAATTAATTGTTTAGTCCTAAAAATCTCTTATTATTTATATAATTTTTTTATTTTATTAGTACCATCAGTTTGTCCAATTAATATCTATTTTACGGCTTCCACTACTGTATATCCACTTTGTCCACTTGGAGTTTCAATTTCTAACGTTGCACCCTTATAACCTATTACATTAACTTTTGTATCTTTAGGGATTTCAAAACATTCCCCATCTGCTATCATTCCATCTAATCCACTTGAATTTTTCTCAGATATAAATGATAATGCCTTATCTAAATTTTCTTTAGAAGTTCCACATAAAGTTTGTTGTGATAAAGTTACACTTTCTCCTATTGATGGAATAGCACTTGAATCTGAATTAGAATCACCACAAGCAGATAAAAACAATACACACACAAATACCAATAAAATGCTTGTTATTTTTTTATTTTTGAACATAAATAAACCCTCCATATCCTTTAAGATTATCTCTATTTTAATAATATAATTATATCATATTTTAATACATAATTGGAAATTAATGCAGAGTAGCTGGTTTCATAGTCCGCACTCTGCTTTCTATTGTTTTACTTTTAGTTAACTCTAATATTCTTCAATAAAATAACACTCGTATCAGTTTTTTGTGTTGCCTTTAATGTAAATGTACCTGACATTCCTGTCTTGCCTAAAAACGAAATTGAATTCGTTCCCGATGATTTTATTGTAATAAGGTTAATAGGCGTGTTTGAATCGTATTTAACAAGACTCAGCGTAAATAGTGTTGTTAGTTCGTCAACTTCATCTGAGCCAGTAATTTTATATAATTGAGTTACTGAGGATGTTAAATTATCTGCACCATTTATATAGAAAGTCCTTGAAGGAATTGCAGTAACATTAATAGATATAATGGCTTCTACGCCCTCATATGAGCATGTTATTATAGTCGTTCCCTCAAGTACGGCAGTTATTAATCCAGTAGCATCTACACTTGCATAGTTAGTAGCTCCACTTACATATGAAACTATTGGAGAAACTACTTCCACCCCATCATCAGTACAAATAGTTGTAATTTGCAAAGTCTGACCTTTCACTATATCAACCGTAGTCACATTAGGAACTATTGTAAAAGTATGCTGATTGAATAGAGTATTAATAGATTTGGTATATACTTCACTAGTTGCTATATTTGTTGCAGATAATATAACTACTCCTTCAATATTCGCACCTAATAGATTAATAAAGTTAATTCCACTTGATTCAATAGTAGCAAGAGTGATATCACTGATAGAGAATGTATATTCTAAAGTTGAATCAACTTGACTTTCATTAACCATCTTATAATTTTGTGATATAGCTTCATTTACAGAACTATTTCCAACTAGAGAATACAATTCAACTTTCTCAATAATAGCAATTGCTATTGTTACACTCACATTAAAATATGTAATAGTAATATTAGTAGAGCCTAAAGCAATTGCTGAAATAACTCCTGTACTATCAATTGTTGCAATAGCTTCATTACTTGATACATATGTTAATGTAGGTGATATCACTTCTATTCCATCTCTAGTACAAACTATTCCACTAATAGGAGAGGTTCTAGTGTTCTCTATCGTCATATTAGTATTCTTAGAAGTAATAGCATAAGTATGTGGAGTAACAATAATAATTGGGTCATTGAATGCTAACCCTTCCTCTTCATTATCCTCTGCTCTTACTAAAGAACTTTCTAATTTAATAATAATAACTCCCTGTTTCTCATAATTCATTTGACTAATATTATCTATCCCCAACACTTGCCAACACTTGCCATTTATAAAAAATCTAAGTGTAGCCGTTGAATCTATAATAGGTTGAATATAATTGATTAAACTATATGGAACATTAATTGCAAGTTGATTATCGGCAGTATTAAAATACTTATTTTCATCAATTGAGACCGTTCCTTTTTCTGCAATACATGAAATACTATATATTGTATCAACTCCATCTAAATTAACTTTATATTTAAGATTATTATTACATTTTCTCATGGTACTTTTATAAATTGTATTTGTTTTAGATACTTCAGATACAATAATCCATTTAGAATCCTGATATGTAACTATATCTCCTGTTTTAAATTCCACTATAGTTTTAATTTTCTTATAATCAATAGTTTTATCTTTTATATTAGATATGAGAGCCTGAACTACTATATTATTAATAGTAATTTCTACACCCATAGCATTTAATAGATAAATAAAATTTGAATCATCATTAAATATATTCAATTTGAATCGCCTCCCTATTTGAACATATATACAAAACTAGTTCCACTATCATTAGAAGTAACTGCATCATCATCATTAGGAATCTGACGTATTTTTTTCTCTAATTGTGAAATCCTTGATTGTAAATTCTCAGCAAAATTAGAAATAGAGATATCATCATTTTTATAATTCTTCATAGTTGATGGAGAGTTTGCAATATCTTCTAATATAGATAAAGTAGTTTTATATATTTGTTTCTTATTTGTATTTGAAGTTGTAACATATTCAGCCGTTGAAATTAGATTATTTTCCTCTAAATATATTAATAATTTATCATCTTGTAATTCTACACCCTCTGTGGACATTTTAAGTCTTTCTAAATTAGTCATGTAAAACACCTTCCTTTAAATTTACTAGGGAATATTTCTTTCCCAGTTCATGTAATTCTTCTATAAATTTATCTAACTTCTTATGTGTTATTTCAGAATTATCTATTACTAAATTTATAAAAGTATGAGAAACTGAGTCGTTTGTTATTATTAAATTGTTATTATCTTCATTCATTTTTTTACTAAATTCCTTTTTTGCTTGTATTTCTATTTCTAAAAGTTCATCATATGTCAATTTACTTTTTTCTACTGCGTTAAGTATTGAATCACGAAATGATTTACTTATTACTCCAAGTTCAAATTGTTTTATTGCATTAAGTTTTCTATAAAACATTGCAGTTATATCATCTGGGAGTATAGTGAGAAGACTTCTATTACTAGTTGTATCAATTATTTTAGTGCCTTTAACTAATAGAGGAATAATATCATCTATTTTATTTTTATATGCAAATCCTCCTGCAATTTCAACTCTAACTGTTCCTATATTCATATTTCTATGTATATTAGCATCTTCATCAATTAAAACACGTACACCATTAACTTCTTCAAATTTATTTAATTTTCTTTTAATATCCTTTTTAAGAAATTCAATATATTCTTTAGTAGCTGAACCACCTAAAACAATTTTATAATTATCTTGTTCTAATTCCTTTAGAGCCTGAGTTTTACCAGTACCTCTAAATTCATCTTCATATTTGTCAACTATTATTAAACAACCTCTTAGTATAAATTCCTTATATAAATCCTTTATTGCCTCATTGTAAGTTATCATATTATTATTAATCTCCTTTTATTTTTATTATTTTCTAATTTATTATTGATAAGCCGATTTGGTGAAAAATGACACGCATGAAAAATAGTGTTTACTAAAGGGATTTTTTGTTCGTTTAGGGTAACGGTATTTAAACCAAAATAAAATGTATTTATAAATATGAACAAACTATAAATGTCGCGAAATATTTAATTTCACGACATTTATACAAGCTACAAACCCATTGCTTTGGTTAATATGTATTATTATTGTTGTATTTATGTATATTACAGTATATAATCGTGTATATCTTGCATATTATACAATGAATAAATACGATATTGATTATAATAATGTCGCATATCTGCGTAGGTATCAACTGCTTGAGACACTACAACAACGACAATAGGCTAGTTATATAGCTATATAGACCTATAAACACGAACGTTAATACATATTTAATAGATAATGTTCGTCTTTTTGAAGCGGGCAGGAAATATATGCGTAGATACTCTATATCTTAACACTGCTAATAGCCCCATTCATTGCTGTATTATCTTATCATCTATTTACTTTACATATATATCCACATGCAATACACATACTATCATTGTCCTATTGATATACCTATATACTCATGCCCACTATCTACTTATATTAAAGGTGTATAGAAACAATTACATCTAACATGTATAGGTAAGTCTATTGCATCAGATAAATCCATCTCTAATCCATGATTGGACGCACACTCTGTACATGTGTTAGTATCTAATGTACTGTTATACATAACCCTATTTATATTAGTCTCTTTATATACTAATAGAATAGCCATATTAAATACTCTACTTACTTCATTATCTACTAACCTATCACTAACAGTAATACTATCCTTAAAGTCCTTATCTATAACCCCATTTATAATTTCTATACTCTTCGCTGCAACTAAGCTCTTCTTAATATTCTTCTTAACTTTATTAACAAAATAATCCTTATTCTCTTTATTTCTAATTACATTAGTCTTACCATTAATCTTAGTGTTAAGAGACTCCATTACAGTCTTATTATTGAGTATATGACTACTCTTATCTACATCTTTATACTTACCTATTATATCTACACTCTTACTATATGTGTCGTTATAAGTCTTATATAATAGATAAGCAATGATTACATTCTCCTGTTTCCTCATATCATTACCTATCTTAATTAATTTAGGCTTTAATAGATTTACTTCTTTAGTTACTTCTCTTTGAGTAATATGAAATTCATTATCTTTAATATGATTTAGATATATCTTACCAATATCATCCTTTAACATATCTCTATTTTGTTTATACATACTCAATAACTTCTTAAATTCTTTATTGTTTTTATATGATAACATTGTTACAAATAAAGCAACTAAGTCTTCACTCAATTGCTTATTCTCTTTCTCATCTTTATTATTACTCTGCATTCAACTCACCCTCAATCGTGGTATCAGTTGTATCTACATTATCTAAATTGATTTCATCCTCTGCCTGTTCATCTAATATCTTTTCCTTTTCACCTACTACATCATTTGTATAAGGAGACTTTGCTAACATTGCATCAAAACTAATTCCACTAATTTCTCTAAGAGTTCTTAAATTCTCTATAACTTCTTTTGCATTCTGTGGTATTTCCATTTGAAACTCACAATCAATATCTCCATCTACATATATTTTATTAGACTCTAACATATTTCTCATTTGTTCCCAACGAATACAGAATCCATCTAACATATTTTGACTATCTACTCCACTCTTTAATATTGCTAATTGATACATCATTCTAATAGAAGTTTCACTTAAATTACTTACATCCTGAGCATTCATAGATACTGCTGGCACACATGAACTTATCAATAGATAATTAAATAGAGTATCATGTAATAGTTTCATAGATTGATAATCAGTCTTATTCTGTTTGAATTCAAACTCACTACCCTCTTGTAATTGCATAACATGTCCTACAACACTTGAATCTACTGCACCTTTACCATCTTTAGTTATACTAAGTTTTCCACCTATTAAGATTGGAATACCTGTTATAAATTTATATAGTGCATCTTGATACTTGGATGTTAATTTTTCCATATTATCTATAATTTGTTTCCAATCCTCTACATCAGACTTACCATCTAATATATTAGATTTTTTAGGAAGTCTATAAGCAATTGGTAAACCAGAATAATTTACACTTGTTTTTAGTAAAGTTACTTTACCACTTAAACTAGAATATTCC